TGCAGGCTCAGCAATAGGAAAAGAGGCTGCCTCCTTGGAAGCAGCCTCACGTTCCTGGCGTCGCCTGAAGGCGAACAATCCCATTAGGCAGCAGCAGCCTTGATTACAACGAAGTTGATCACCACTGCTTGACTCAGGGAACCACCAGACACATTGCCTAGGGTCAGGTCAAAGGAACCTGCGGCCACAGCGGTCACGCCCAGCACATAAGCGCCAGAGGTGCCGCCAGACTTGATGCAGGCAACCACAACGTCAGTAGCGGCAACTTCGCTATTGGTCACAGTGAATGTGACTTCAGCGGCGTCAGCCAGAGCGGCGTTATGGGTGGTGATGGCGCCGCAGGGCTTATTCAGCGTGACGCCAGTGGACTTGCTGGTGGCTTGGGTAACCGCACCGCCGAGACCGCTGGTGTAGCCAATGGCTTTACCAGCAACAGTTTCAAAAACAGAAGCCATCGTAGGGTCCTCCTATCAATCGAAGTTGGAGGTGTTGGTTGCGCGCACGATGCCCAGGTTCTTGGTTTCGTACACCTTCGACCAGTTGCCAACGGTCTCCAGTTGAGCGCGAGTGGGGTTGACGGTAGTCACTGCCCACTTGGCGCCCACGGGGTGGTACACGTAGTGCAGGTCGATCGACATGGCATCGCTCTTGGCGAGGATGTCACGGTCGGTTTCAGTCTGCATTGCCATCTGCTCACCGCTGGCAATTGCGCCTTGGGTGAAGAAATAGGTGGCATACTCAGTGGTGGAGCCACTGCCATCGGTCTGCACATCGTCAGAGACGATCACGCGCAGGCCGCAGTAAGTAGGCACATCCACGCTGCCGCCGTAAGCAGCAACCATCGAGCCGCCGGATTGAGTGGTAGAGGTGCCGCGAGCATCGGCAGTCGACACATAGTCGATAGCCTTGCGCTCAACCAGGTCGTAGTAGACCTTGGAGTGCATAGCGATAGCGGTCAGCTTATCGCCTTGATCACCCAGCAGCGACTTAGCTTCTGCCACGTGACGCGGGGACAGCACAGTCGGGGTATCGCCCGATTCGCCGTCAATGGTCAGCGGGAAGAATGCAGCCGAGCTAGAGGTGGATCCAAGGCTGCCGAACACGCCAGCAAGGGCAGACAGCAGATCCTTTTGGCGCTGGTTAGCGATGTAATCGGCGATCTTGGCGCCAATGGCGGCCATGGGGTCACTTCCCGCCGCCAACGCAGCGAGATCGCGCGCTTCAAAGGCCCGCCCTCTGTGCAGGATCACGCCGACTTGCTTGTCAGCAGTGATTTTGCCAGGAGTGAGGCTGCTGCTATCAGTCAGAACCTCGAAATCACCGGAAAGGTTTGCTTTCCAGAAGGGAACGTTGATGAAATCACCGCCCTCGGTGGCATTTAGCTCAGCCATGGGCTGCACCACACCGCTAGCCAGGAAGGCATCGCGCTGAGTGGTTTGCTCAATGACGTAAGGAGTAAATACCTCGGGGATGATGATGTCAGAGCGAAGGGTCGCCATGACTAATCCTCAAAAAGGGTTTACGGATGTGGGCGCAGCCCTAGGCTCTATGTGGCGCAGCCATCACGAGCAGACACTCAAATACTAACGGTTGGCTGCTGCTTTCATCCGATCGTATAGATCACGATCTGTGCGGAACAACCGCGACTGCTCGGTCAGATTGAATGTCTCGCGGCTGAATGGATTAGCCATGCCTGATGGGATAGCGCCATTGCTGCCGCCGGTTGGTGCGCCACTGCCTTGCGGCTTGGGTTGCTTCTGCATCCATGCAGGCAACGTCTTGGCCCATTCGCTAACGGGCGTGCGCTGGTAGCCATCCACCACCACGACGGTGCCGTCCGCTTCACGCTGAATTGCGTCAGGCGACAGCTTGGTCTTAAGCACAAGATCAGGATCGTGCACGATCTCAGCCAGTGCGGTCACTGCTGGTGCGACCAGCTCCAGCTCGCGGACGCGTGACTCAAGCTCTGAGATACGCTTGTCCTTCTCCGCCGTCGCCTCACGGAACTGCTGCTCTAAGGCCTGCCGCGCTTCTTGGTATTTGCCTTGTGATTCGAGCTGCTGCTGTTCGTAATTGCGCTTGAACTCCAGCAGTTCATCGACGTTAACACCATCCGGCAGCTTTGGCGCCTTCTTCGCTTGCCGTAATTCAGCGATCAGTTCTTGATTTTTGCGCTCTAACGCTTCAACACTGCGCTGCAGTGCATCGGCATCAGCCCCAGTAGCCGCAGGCTCTTGGGTTTGTTGTTCATCAGACATGGATAAGCCGCAGGCTTAATTACACTTCTACGTTACCACTTAACCGTTGAGCTCCACCACGCGGCAGACATTTTTCCTTTGGCTATGTTCTTGGCGTGTCGAGCTTTGAATGATGCACGCCGCGCTTCTGCTGCCTTGGATTCGCCTGGCCTTGATGGGCTGCCGCTGACACCCTGCTGACCAAAGCGGATCAGCTTCACCTTGTCGCCTTCCTTGGCAAGCACTGCGTGCGACTTGGTTGGATGCTTTGGCGTCCGCTTCGGCTTGTTGTAGCCGTCAAACTGCTCGCCGCGGTAGGTAATCATGGTGCAAGCATTGCTGCTGGACTAGGCTAGCCGCATGGAAATTATCGCATCGGATCCTGACGGCCTTGGGTCGCGCGCCATTCGTAATGCGCTTAAGCGCGTTATTGATATCGACGAAGAAGGCAATGAGGTAATGGCATTTGCCGCTGTTGGCAATCTTCATTTATCAAGTATTGTCGCCATTGCTCGTGATGCAGATGGCGACTTGGTATTCATCACTGATTTTGCCCAGGAGATCATGGAAAACTTGGGCACGTTGGATGAATTTATGGGAGCAGATTAAGCGCCACGCTTTTTGATCATTGCTGCAAGGCTGCGCTTAGCGCCGGCTGCTTTGCGGTTTTCGGCTGCAGAACGAAGCGGCGAGGACTGGCGAGCGCGACCGCTCAGCTCCTTATAGCGAGCCTTGGCGGCACTAGCCGGAGCTTTGCTCATTTTCTTTGCCCCCTTGGATGCAGCCTTGGATCGTGCCTTGCCGACCTGGGCGGCACTGGCCTTCATGCCAGAGCGAGTCCCTGCGCCAGCACCGGTAGGTTTGGTTTTCAAGCCCTTGACATTGGTGGCACGAAGACCACCGGCGCGTTTCTCAGCGGCTTTTTGGCCGATAAAGCCTTGCGCTTTAACACGACCGCCGATTGCAGTTGTGCCTTTGGCTTTCAGTTCACTGGCACGAGATTTGTTTTCGTAGCGAGTAGCAACTCTTTGGCTAACTGCTTGACTGCCTTGCTTGCTGCTACCACCTTTTTTGCTACCGCCGCCACCGCCACCACTGGCAAAGCGGCCATTGGAATCACGCTTGTAGGTCCGTGCCATTGTTTTTTAAAGAGGCATGGTCACATTCTATTTATCGGTTTAACGGTGCTTCACGAAGCTCCGAGCGAAGCTTGAGCACTTTGCCACCGGTCGATTCTGATTTGATCTCAAGAACTGGGTCGCCAGGTTGAGCCACTCTTGCTATTTTTCCACCATTTTGCGTTGTAATAGTTGCGCGCTTTCCGGCTGCGCCAGTTACCTGCCCAAAGGTGCGCACACCTTGATAGATCCAGCTAACTCGTGAGCCAATGCCGATTGCCATCACTTCTTGCCCTTGCGAGCTTTGCCGGCTTCAGATAGTGCAATGGCTATTGCCTGCTTGCGGCTTTTTACCTTTGGACCCTTGCCGGGTCCGGGTTTGCCGCTTTGCAGTGTCCCGCGCTTGTACTCGCCCATCACCTTGGCGATCTTGTCCTTTTTCTTCGCCATAGCGCCATGCCTCAATACCTGTTAACAGTGTAGAGCCATCAGCCGTTGCCCAACCCTTATCGGTATAAATAGCCGGCACCCATGCCTCGCCATGCAGTGCTTCTACCGGATCGCTGGAGATGTAGTAGATGCCGGTATTTGTGAAATGCCGCAGGCTAGGCAGGTCCATATCGTGCGCGGAGCTGATCCAAGGTTAACTCTGAACCATCATCGCGGACTAGTTTGGCGACCGCATCAGTCGGGCCATACTTATTGGCAAGGCGATTGAAGTACGGCACCTTGTTTGCGCCCAATGCCTTTGCTTTGGTCTCAAGGTCTTGCTTTGCCAGCCATTCCCCGTAGGTCTGATCTGCCGGCACCTGACCGCCTGCTGATGCACGCTTCGCCGGTGCTGGTGGGATAAAGCCAAGCTCGTCGTAGTCGATCACTGGCACTGTCGTGCTGCGGCAGTTGAAATGCTGCGGCGGCATTGGACCTTTGCCGTATTCAAACTCACGACCATCCAATGCACGGCAAATGCTGCTGGTGCGGGTATCCAGTGTTGCCACATAGCGATACTTCTTAGTGATGTCTTGATTAGCCTCATATACCTGCTGACTGGCTGCATTGGCAACTTGATTGATGCTGGTGCGGACAAGGGTAACGATTTGATTGTCTGCAACTGCTGTTGCCTGGCCACCTGCTGCAACCAGTTGCTTGACGGTCTTGGCTTCTTCTCCAAATTCAAGATTGCCAACCAACCGCTTAGCGATAGCTGGCGTCGGCTCACCGGTCAGTAGGCCTTGCCGCACAACTTGTGAAAACCGCTCAGCCTGGTCAACGGCAATGCCACGAAATGCCTTGGCGACCACTTCACCATTGGGCAAGGTAATCATGGCGCCCTGTGCTGCGGTGAGGCTGAACGTCGCCGGTGCACCTTGCACTGCGGCAAATAAGTCATCACTCAGTGCCACCACGTTGATCTGGGTTGGATCCGTGGTGACCACTGACTGCGCAAATTGCGGGCTGATCTCAACGGTGCGCACTGCGTCACGTGCGCCTGCTGGCAATACACGCCGCAGTTGATCAGCGACAAATTCGGATTGCAGTTCTGCAATGCCTTGCAGCTCTAATGCGGTCAGCTCTGTTGCATCACCTGCCCATGTTGCCAAGCTGTCTTTGAGCTGTGCAAGGATTGCACGCAACCGTGCTGCTTTAACTGGCGCCGCTAGATCATCAATGGTGCGCAGTTGATTAGCAGCATCAACGATGATGTCGTTGTAAGCATTGATGACACGCCGCGCAACGCTATTGCTGTAGCGGTTTAGATCAATCGCATTGCGATATAGCGCTTCTGGAGTGCTCATCGTTCAATGCCAAGATCTTCCGGTTGATAACCGCTGCGAATGCTGACATTAGCGCCGCGATTCAAGGCAGTAGTGACCAACGCTGCGAATGCGTCATAACCGTTTTGACCATCTTCGTACAAGATGGTTTCATCTACTTCATCTGGCTTGCCTTGCTTGTACCAGCTGATGCGCACGATCGCTAAAACCTCTTCCGGTAAAGCGCTGACGTGATAATCAAGCTCTTGCCTCCTGGGTTTCCTCGGTTCCATCCAAATCATCAGGTCCACTAAGCGGTCGGTTACCCAGTCCAACAGGTTGTAGATCAAGACCCGCATTAGCCGTAGCCTCAAGCTCCTCATCTACGTTAAAGTCATCGCCTAGCACATCGCCTTCGGCAAGCTCACGCAGTAATGTTTCTTGCGTGATTGTGCCTGCGGTGTAAAGCTGCAGCAGTGCTTGGATCTCAGCGGGCTCAAGGCGTGTACCAAGGAAATCACGGTTGACGTAGCTGCTGCCAGCAGATGTGTTGTTGCCGATGTACTGCGCATGAAACCGCAGGCAGTTGTCGATCATGTCCTGCACATTCTGCGCAATTACCATCATGGTGCTGTCGCCTTGGCTGCGATCAATGCGCTTTGCTTCTGCAGTTTCTGCCGATAGCTTCTGGCCAAGCACAGCCGATAGCCCTAGCTCATTGATCTGCAATGCAAGCTGCTCAAGCCTGCGGAACTGATAATCGAAGCTGCGGCCAGCAGGCTCGATATATTCTGCGCGGCCATCAGCAGGGAATGCGATTGCCTCACCCGGTCCAGCGCTGACTTCCTCTGCTGCAGACGGGAAGCCGTAGAACGCCAGCATCGGCACAGCGCTGATGTGAAGCTGATTGTCCAGGTCGCTCTGAATCTGATATGCCTTGAGGTTTAGTTCGGCGATGTCTTCCAGCGGCGGCCGTGACTCCATAAAGCCATGGCGCTGCGCATAGGCAACTGAGAAAGGAATCTCGCTGAGGCTGGTGCGGCCTTCGTCGATGATTGCAAAGTCACCGTTGTCTTGCTTCTGATGCAGCTGGAATTCACCTGGCGTCAGTACACGGATCTGCTCGACTGTTTTTTCGCCGAAATCACCATCAGGCACGGTGACCATCTCAGCTAGCCGCAGTTGCGTCAGCACCTGTCGGCCCTCTTGCTGCTCAGCACGCCAGCCAAGGATTTGCCGTGGCGTATAGCTCACCCAATAGGGCCTGCCGCCATCAGCAGGTGCATCCACCAGTACACCAACGTGGCCATAACGGACCATCTTGCGCGTGGTTTCATAAGTCCAAACGTTGAGATCATTGCCTTGTAGGTCAACATCAAACAACTGCTCGCGGATGATGTCTGCAGTGTCATCAAGTCGTACGGGCTTGCGCGTCAACATGCCAGCCATCATCCGCTCTAGGCGTTGATAGAACGGCGGGCATACGCTACGTGCTAGGCGGTTGTCGTAGGACTCATCTAGCTCGCGCGGCTCCTGCGGCAAATACCTGCGATGCTTGCGGCGCATCCCGTAAGTGCCTTGCAGCAGATCTTCGATCAGGATCCAATGCGGCTCTTGCGCGTACCATGCCGTGTTGGCATCTTGCACGCGAGTAACGCGGCGCTGCGCAATAGGCCGGTCGTATGCATTAAAGCCGGTGTACATTACAGCGCCGCAGTCATAGGTGCAGTTTAAGCAGCAGTCAGCGTGATGCTGTTGCGACCAATCTTGATGTCAAACTCAGCGCCGGGTTCGTATCCCATTTCACGCAGGTAGCCATCACCGATTTGCAGCTTGCCGTTGAATTGCACCTTGGCTTTGTAGGTCAAGCCGCGGCCACGCTTGGCAGTCTTGCCGTTGAGATCAAGCCCTTTGGCTTCTAGCAGTGCCTCGTAGAACTGCGTGAATGCCACGCGATCCTTGACGACATAACCGCAAGCGCGTACCAGTTCGGACTTTGGCACATCGCCCAGTTCTTTGACCTTGGCGAGTAGTTCAGCACCCTTGAGCATGGGTAGATGTAATAGTTGGCGGAATCAATATAGTCTGATGCCTGTGCTACGGCCAGCACCTGCGTGTAATGGGTTGAATTCGCGCCATATCAGGTAGCCGAGCGCGTCATTCATGTGGTCATGGCCAGCGTCCTTATCAGGGTCGCCCTTGTCGGTGTAGCACTGCAGCTCTAGGCATTCGATCAGCCGCCTGCAGCGACGGTGAATGCTCAGCCTGACTTGACCCTTGCCGTTTTCCAACAAAGCTTGAACAGCAGCCACGCGATCACGGACGGGAGGATTTGCGCGTGGTGACTGGTTTGACATGCCATAGGACTCGAGGATCTGGATATCGGTCTGGCTTGCGTTGGTGCTGCGGTTGCCGCCGCTGGCATCTGGGTAGATGTAGATACGACGATGCGGATAGCGCGCTTGGATCTCTTGCGCCAGTGCGTCAGTGTCATGCGCGCCGCTGATCTCATCAATCACTAGCAGGCTGCTACCGCTGCGGACGCCGATCACGGCGGACATGTTGCCAACGTTGAAGTCAACGCCAATGCGCAACGGCTCGCGGTCAAGGTCTGGCAGCTCAGCTACCACGTGCTTGTCGCGGCTAAACCGGTCGTAGATGGTGCCAGTGGTCAAGTTGACGAACTCGCCGTCCAGATAAGCCCGCAGCAGGTTGGGGTCGTAGTTGGCCTGCAGTCGCTCGATGAAGTCCGGCGGCAGATGTGGGTTGTCGACTGAGCGCATCTTGATCAACTTGCGATCAGCGCGACCCTTAGCATCCTCGCTGCCGAATGTGTTCCACATCCATCGGAAGCCTTCTGGTGTGGAAGCAGCGCCAAACTGGCGCACATTGCCGGAACGCAAGCGGCCAAGGATCTTGGGGAATGCCTTATTGGCAATGGATGGCGTCACTGTGTCGATCTCATCGGCAAGCACCCATGCAAGGTTTAGGCCGATGATGCGCGACCAGTTTTCAAAGCTACGGCACAAGATCTTGGTATCACCACCTGGTAGGTGCAACATGTATTCAGGCAGCGGCGATGCCCTGAAGGTGTAGGGGATCTCATACGCCTCGAGGAACTGCTCGAAGTCGTTTTGCCAGATGTCACGGATCAATGGGCCAGTTGGCTCCATCACAGCGCCAATGAAGCCTTGATTGGCCGCGGCCAACATTACCGCCTTAGCGCATAGCGCACGTGTCTTGCCGGCGCCGTAGCCAGCGCTGATGCCAAGGATCTGCGTGTCGCTGTCATCTACAAACGCAAGCTGGCCTGGATGCAGGTCGGCGCGGATGCGTTGCAGTAGATCCGGCATGTCGACATCACCACTGCCGTAATTGAGCTGCTGCAGCACACTGCCGGTCGGCGCTGTGGCAAGGATGCTCACGAGCAGAGCTGGGCAAGCTTGGCAGCGGTGTTGATGGCGCCAAGAGCAATGTGATACTGCCCAGCGCGACGTGCTTCCATTTGAAGGGTGGAGCACTGCGAGAGCAGATCAGCAATCATCTGCGGGCGTTCGATGTCCCAATCGGCCTTGAGCATGTCCCGCGCCATGGACAGGTAGCGGTCGCAAGCGCCGGCTTTTACCCCCCAGTTCTCTTCCGCGTACCTCAAGCAGTCGGAACGCCGACCGCCATTGGCGATGATGCGGGCAAAGCGCTGCGCCCGCATTTCGGTTTCAGCTTTAGTGGTGCCAGGCGCAGCCATTACAGCGCCTCCTTATGTTCCTCAAGTGTAGCTTTTTTGCCGGTGAAGTCTTCCCAGCGCTTGACGATCACGTCGCAGTAGATAGGGTCAAGTTCCATCATGCGGCAGTGGCGTGAGGTCTTTTCGCAGCCCATGAGAGTGGAGCCAGAACCGCCAAAAAGATCAACAATGACCTTTGCATTTGGGTGATTGCTTAAGGCACGGCGTGACAGCTCGACCGGCTTTTGGGTTGGGTGCATGTAGGAGGAATCCTTGCTTACCTGCCAAAGGTCAGACTCATTTTTAATTGATGGATCGATGGTTGCGTTATAGAGGCAAAATTCGTGCTGGTGGCGGTAGCCATTGCCCATGCCGAAAACGTTTTTTGCCCAAACGATACAACCTTTGAAATCAAGCTTCGTTTGGAGTGTGGCGTAAAACTTCCAGTTGCACCAAACGTAATAAGCTTCTGGGTTGAGGAGTTTGATGGTTGCAACAGTATCAGCGATTAGCTGGTCAAAATCAAACTCGCTGATGTTATCGTTTTTGATGACATCAAACTTGCCAGAGCGTCCATTAAAGGCGACGTTGTAAGGCGGGTCAGTAAAAACCATGTCCGCCTTTTTGCCGTCCATAAGGCGTTCAACGTGCTGCGGGTTGGTGCTGTCACCGCAGAGCAGGCGATGGTTACCAAGAATCCAGAGGTCACCGGGTTTGGTGGTCGGCTCCTCTGGCGCCTCAGGTACGTCATCGGCATCCGTCAAGCCTTGCTCAGGCTCTAGTACCTCTGCCAGTAGCTCGTCGTCTTCAAACCACGGCGTGAGGTCGTGTTCTTCGCTGAGCTGCCGGAGCATCTCGTGATCCCAGTCGCTGAGGTCGCTTGAGCGGTTATCAGCGAGTGCTAAACCTACCTTTTCGTCTTCAGTTAAACCAGCGCGACGTACGGCAATAAGTTCATCGCCTTCTGCTTCAATAACACGGAGCTTATTAATGCCTGCCGCTTTGGCACCTTCGACAGTGCCATTGCCAGCAAGGATCCGGCCATCTTCATCAATGACGATACTGCGTGCTGCGCCATATCGCTTGAGTGATTCAGCGATGAGCGCAGCCGAGCGATCTGTACGCTTTCTGGCGTTTTTATGATCGGACTTGAGATCCTTGATGGATGTCACTGTTTGATTTGCACTGGCATGACGAGATAGGTTTTACCGTCGTCGTCTGATGGTGTCAACACTACTGGAGTCGTAGCGCTGTTAGCTGAAAGCTTAACCGCTTCATGATTGCGGAATGCTTTTAGGCCATCTAGCAGGTAATGGACGTTGAATGCCCATGCGCCACTGGCGGTGCCTTCCACCTTGAGCAGCTCCTTGCCGTTATTGGCGTCTGACTCAGCGGTAATGGCGATGGTGCCACCTGCTGCCTCAATCTTGACGACGGAGTTGTGCGCATCGGCAATGATGGCAACACGCTCTAGGGCGCGCGTCAGGCGGCGGCGGTCGGCGGTGATGGTGTGCTTGAACTCGCTGGGTACAAGCTTGGCCACGTCTGGGTAGGTGCCATCCATGATGCGGCTGTAGATGGTGATGCCGTCGCCTGCGTCGATCACGGCTTGGCCTTTGGCAACGGCGATGGTGACCACGCGATCCTGCAGCAGGCGCATGGTGCTGGCTGGTAGCACGATGTCTAGGCCATCTGGCAGGTCGATGGCGTAACGCATGAGGCGATGACCATCTGTGGCTTCCATGTGACCACTGCCGAGGTGAATGCCTTGAAGCATCTGCTTGCTGGCGTCGGTGCTGGCGGCTGCCATGCAGGCGCGGATACCAGCGGATAGGCGCAGCTCGCTCGTAGCAGCGTCCACGACCGGCAACAGGGGGTAATCCGCCGCATCAGCCGCTGCAAGCCCGTAGGAGCCGCTAGAGGCCGTCAGAGCGCCATCTGCGAGGGTCAGAGCCTCATCGCCCTCAAAGCGGCTTACAAGCCCAGCCAGCAGCCGATACGGCAGCGCTACAGCGCCATCGGTCTCAACTGCAGCGGGAATGGTGACGGTGATGCCGAGATCAAGGTTGAAACCGGTGATGGTCATGACGCCACCAGCGGTTTGGATCAGGCAGCAATCAAGGATCGGATGCGGACTGCGATGACCAACAGCGGGCGCAATGGTGCGCAGCGCGTGATCCAGATCGGCTTGGCAGGTAACGGCTTTCATTTGACGGCGGCGGCAGTGACGAGGCTGGTGATGATGCGTTCGTAATCAGCGGCAAAGCTGTCGACCAGCTCCATGGGTAGGGGCACGCCGTCATCAATGGCGTTGTCGGCAATGGCCGCGGCGTACGCCACTGCTTGAGTCATGGTCTCATGCAGCCGATTGATCACCGGCTGTTGTTTGGCTGGGATGTGAATGAGCGATGACATATGCAACAAGAGTTTCAACGTGACGGCGGTTCATGTCGCCACGCATGAAGGCGCAGGCGTCCGCCACCAGCGCATGGTACGCCGCCGTGGTCAATCCTGCAACAACCCCACCACTCAAAGCACGCTGCCGGATCAGGTGCGCACGTGGGATGCCATGCGCTGCTGCTTCGGCATTGAGTCGCGCCAGGTCGGCATCAGAGACATTGAGCTTGATTTCGGGCATTAATTCTGCGCCAGCTCGGTGCAGGCTAGTTCCATGATGCGTCCGACCTAGATGGACGAGGTTGGACGAGGTCGGCGGCCTTGCCACGACTGGGGTTTGGCCTCTCCGTCCAACCTCCCAACCTATATGGATAAAAGAGGGGAAAGGGGGAGAGGAGGGGGATCAGGAAACTCTTAAACCCTTAGATGGACGGTCGGACGTTGGACGGACGCGAAATCCAGTGACTGCAATGGCTCAGCCCGTCCAACCCGACCTAGGGCTTTGCGAAGTACCGCCGCCGCCGCCCAGACGCCTCTCGTTTTGCGACGTAGCCAAGATCCTTGAGAATCGAAGCCACTTGCATCTGGTCTGCGCGGGTTTGGCGTTCGGCGGGTTTCTTGATTGCGTTATTCAAAAGCTCTTCAGTTGTAAGCGGTTCGACTGTACGGCGCTTCTCAAGATGCTCCTCAATAGCACTACGCCAAGGCGAATCAATGACATAGTTGTTATTCTCCTCTGTGACCTGGATTTCCATGTCTACCGATAAACGGTTTGTCTCACCTGCCCTGTAGGCATGTACAACAGCAGACCAAATCGCATCGCGTTCAAGCATTAGCGAAGCAGTATCAATCTGGTCCTGCTGTGTCTTGGTGGTTGGGATGACCCAGAAGCGGCGGTTGCCAGTTTCATCTACCAGGAAGCCAGTGGTTTTGTTGGTTGTGCCAACGATGATGCCCCGCCTTGGGAATGACTCAACCTCTTTGCCATAAGGCACACGCATTAGATCAATGGCTTGCGAAAGAAAGGCTTTTACCTGTCCGGCGTGCCGCCTACCTGTGATGTGATCCAGCTCTGCCCACTCCATCATCCATGAGCGATGGAGCACCATTACGTCGTCTTTGCTAGATATATCGCCGAGTGCATCTGAGAAGAACGGGCCACCTAGACAGCCCCAGAAGCTGGACTTGTAGGCACCTTGATCACCCATTAGGACGCAAGCGGTGTCGTGCTTGCAGCCAGGGTTGAAGGCGCGCGCCACCGCACCGATCAACGTGCGCTTGAGCATCTCGTCGTAGATGGTCGGCTCTGGCAGGTCGGCATCGCATGGCCGCAGGTAAGTGGTGGCCAGCCGGTCGATATAGGTTGGCTCGACATGATCCGCGCAATGCTCGAGGTAAAGTCGCACCGGGTCGTATGGCTTTTCGCTCGCCACTTGGACCAAGCAGTCAATGGCCAACTCCTTGCCGACCTTGTAGCCCTGTTCTGCCAGCTTGAGGTAATAGCGGTCGACGCCTTCGATCACTTGATTGTCGACCTCGATCTGTTGGGTGAAGATGTTGAGACGGATATCGCCCGCATTGCGACGCAGGTATTCGAGCAGCTCTGCTGCCTCTAACTTCTCCGGCTTGCCACTTACTGGCGCACGACCACCAGCCTGCGGATCCGCTGCCCGACCACCAGTCACGCGCCTGACTGGACTGGTGCTACGCCAACCGTCTTTCCTGGCCATATCGCCAAGGGTGCCGAGCGTAATGCCGGATTTCTTGAAGCTGCGCCACTTGCGCTGACAGTCGCTTGGTTTGTGTTTGGCAGACTGCGCAGACCACTGCTCCCATTGATCGAGCAGGCTGTCGTCGCCGACGCTGTGCAGCGACATGCCAACCGCAAGCCAATCGTCATAGTCATCAGCGCGGCTGGCATCCAATGCAGCTAGGTATGACCGCGCGCGATCCGCATCACCTTGCGGATCAGGTATCTGGACTAGCTCGGCGCGCACTGGCTGCGGCTGCGGTTTAAGCATCCGCTCAATCAAGCCCAGCGGCGCTTCTGCTATGTCGCGTTCACCTGGACCATGGCCTGGCACCCAGTAATAGCCGGTGGTTTGAGGGTGCGCGCCAGCCACAACCGATTGGCAGCCGTTCCATCGCAGCTCTACTTGCTCAGCTTTGCCATCGTCATCAATGACACCGGTCTTGTATTTGCGTGTGGCGATGGCGTCCCAATACTGCTCAGGTACGCGGTAGATGATCTGCATCCGGCCATCGCGGCCAGATTTGACCACCCAGCTGCGCGGCAGTGAGGACAGCGGCAGATCCCATTCGGCTAGCAGTGTGCTGGCGGACTTGCCATCGTGATCCAGAAACAACATGCCACCAGATGGCACGCCGCAGCACACGCCAATAGCGCGTGCGCGACCACTGCTCAATTCGGCCAGCAGTGCATCCTTACTGAGCGGGTTGTCTTGCCATGCCGACTGGTACGGGCGCTTCTGCCCATCCACGGCAACAAATCCCCAGTCGTCGGGCAGGCGCGCAAGTTCTTGCTGCAGGTTCACTTGGACTCCTTAAGCGCCTGCTCAAGCAGCAACCGAATTGCGGTAGCGCGGTTCATGCGATCACCACGCCAAGAATCCAGTTGCCGCAATAGGTCTTGGCTTAAGCGTATATGCGTTGGCTGACTTAAGCGCACGATTTCAAGGGAAAGGCCCGCGCAGTGTAGCAGCTAATGCTACGGTGTCAAGGCGTATGCGGCAAGCTTTCGATTTTGATAATGATCAACCTGCGCCCCTACCAACAACAACTCATCACCGACATCCGACTGCAGTATCAGCTTGGGAATAAATCAGTCCTAGCCGTATTGCCAACTGGCGGCGGCAAAACAGTGTGCTTTAGCTATATCGCAGAGCAGGCCAGCATCAAGGGCAACCGCGTGCTGGTCCTCGTGCACCGGCAAGAGCTACTGGACCAAGCCAGCCGCGCAATGCCAATACCGCATGGTTGCATCAGTGCCGGTAAGGCAATGGATCTATCCCGCACGGTGCAGATCGCATCGGTGCAGACGTTGGCCCGCCGGCTGCGCCTACTGCCGCGTGATTTCTTCCAGCTGCTAGTGGTGGATGAAGCGCATCACACCACGGCAAATCAGTGGGCGCGCGTGATCGAGCACTTCCATAACGCCAAGCTGCTCGGCGTGACGGCAACACCGATCCGCAGCGATGGCCGCGGTCTTGGCGAGCACTATCAAACAATGGTGCAAGGACCAACAGCGGAGCAACTAACCGACCAAGGATTCCTTGCCGCTGCCAAGGTGCTGGCGCCGCCGGGTTTTGACTCAACCGGCTTACGCAAGCGCATGGGTGACTTTGACCAGCGCGAGGCTGAGCAACGTGTCGGCACGATCATGGGCGACTGCTTGGGGCATTACCGCAGGCACCTGCCAGGCCAGACGGCAATTGCGTTCTGCTGCTCTGTGGCACACGCGGAGGCAGTGGCAGCACTCTTCCAGTCAGCAGGTATCGCCGCGGCCAGTATTGACGGCACCATGGATGCTGTGCAGCGCCGCGAGTTGCTGCGGCGGCTAGCAGTGGGCGACCTGAAGGTGCTCACCAGTTGCGCCCTCATTGGTGAAGGCGTGGACGTGCCAAGCGTCGGCGGCTGCATCCTGCTGCGCCCTACCGCCAGCGTGGCGCTGCATCTGCAGATGATCGGTCGATGCTTGCGCCCGCAACCAGGCAAGCGCGCTGTGGTGCTGGATCACGTCGGCAACACGCTGCGGCTTGGCCATCACCTGGAGCCGCGGGACTGGTCACTAGACGGCATCAAAAAACGCGACCGTGAGCAGGCGCCATCAGTCAAGGTGTGCCCGCAGTGCTTCGCCACCAGCGCCAGTGCTGTGCAGGTATGCCGCGAATGCGGTCATGTGTTCGCGCCACAGGAACGGCGGGAGCTGCAGCAAGTGGATGGCGAGCTGGTTGAGATGGCAGCGCGCGCTAAGCGGCGCGAGCAAGGTGGTGCGCAATCGCTAGAGCAACTCATTCGACTTGGCAAGGAGCGGGGATACAAGAATCCCGTAGCGTGGGCGCGCCATGTGTACAACGCGCGTAGTGCCAAGCGAACAGCAAATCCAGCAAGAGATCCGCATCGCCTGCAGCAATGGTGATACGCGCCTGTTCCGCAATAACACCGGCACGTTGCGTGATCAGAACGGCAGACCGGTGCAGTTTGGCCTGTGCAAGGGCAGCGCTGATCTGATCGGCTGGAAGCGTGTCGCCGTTACGCCGGAGATGGTCGGCAGCACGGTGGCCGTGTTCACCAGCATTGAAGTGAAGACGCCCACCGGCAGGCTGCGTCCTGAGCAGCAGCAGTGGCTAGATGCAGTCCAGGCGGCTGGCGGCATCGCGGGCGTAGCGCGGTCGGTCAGTGATGCAGAGGCATTGTTAAGAGATGTTGCGCAGGGTTGATGAGGGCGGCGCATGGTCTATACTGAAGGAGTTGGGAGCGATCCCGGCATCCACCGCACCTAGAAAAATGAATACACTCTCTGCCAGCCTCGAGGTATTGGCCGACACGCTCCGCTCTGCGGAGGCTGTCGTTGCCGCTCTTCAAGCCTTGCGGGACGCCACCACCGAGGATCGGTGGGATGAGATCTGCAGCGATGAGCTGCTAGATGCTCTGCTGAGTGCCTGCACTGATCTGGAGTACGACCTCGAACGCTGATGGATCGGCCCGCTTCGGCGGGCTTTTTTTATTGCTCAGCGGTCGGCGCTATCCGTAAGGACGCGCGCGGTGCTGCAGTCGCGGTGCTGCAGCTGAAACCGTATCGGAGGCCGCTATTACTCGCATGGTTGACCACGGTTGCGCATGTGGTATACTGAAGGAACGAGGGAAGGGGATCTGCACCTCGCTAAAAACGCGGCCAGGGGGAACAGAGCACACGACCCCGCAATCGAGCTCAACAGGGCCTGAGTAAGCCCGCACCGCCGGTTGGCCCGGCACCCAAATTACCTCAAGCATCATGCGTGCACTGATCACTGCAGCAATCCTGCTGTTGTCGCCTGCTCAAGCCCGGCAAGTGACTGCCACCGTCTACGACGGCTGGTATCACGGGCGCACCACGTACTGCGGCGGCACCTACCAGCACTGGGGCGTGTCCGCTGCGCATCCATGGCTGCCATGTGGCACACGCGTCACGGTGCAACACCGCGGGCGCCTGCTGACTGTGCCCGTCACAGACCGCTGCGACTGCTGGTCGCTGGATCTCAGCGCCGGCGCCGCCTACCGCCTTGGCGTCCCACTAGACGGCACAGCAACTGTGTCTATCCGTTACTGAGCTGGGTTGGCCACGGTTGCGCATGGTGTAGGATTCCAGAGCACCGGCGGCATTGCCGCCCCCAACAAGGAGGTCTAGATGGCTCACGTCATCGCCACTGAGATCAACGGCCAACCCGCAATGGTTGCCGCTGATCTGGTTGCCACTCGCCGCTCATGCGGTCTGTGGCACGTCCAGTTGGCCGACTGCGGCGCAACGCTGACAGTCGACGCAACTGAGGAGCAGGCGCACCGGATTCTGTCCGAAGCCTGACCTCCAAGCGGCCCGCCGGAGCCGCACCCAATCCGGCAACCACACACTGCGACCCCAACCATGCTCACAACCGCCTTGCTAGTCATCTGGAAACTGCTGCTGCCACTGCTGGTAGTAGTCGCCGTGATCGACTGGCTAACCGCCTCTGATGACCGCCGCATTCGCGTACTGCGCCGCACTGGCCTAAGCCAGAAGCGCATTGCCGACCGCCTCAACCTGTCCACCTATCGCGTCCGTAAGGCGCTGATGGCATGAACAATCTCAACCGCTTTGCCGTGCTGGCAATCATCTTCGGTGTCTGGGCAATGGCCTATGACACCGGCCGTCAGCAACCTGCCTACAGCCATCACGCCTGCCAAGAGCAACTCAAGCCATGAGCGAATCAGACATTTACTGGACCTTTGCCACCGCCTACCAGCACGGCGGTGGTTTTTTTCAAGCCCTAGCTGCTGCTGGCCTGAAGGCTGACCCCGGCAACAAGCGCCGTCTGCTCGATGCATTCCCTGAGCTGGTCGCCACCTACGGCACCGCCAGCCGGATGCACCGCCAGATGCGTAGCGGGGCAGCAGCATGACCAGCAACGCCGACTACCACGCCGATCCAGCCGTCAGCGCTAGCCATCTGCACGCAGTGGCTAAGTCGCCCTATCACTACTGGAGCCGCTACCTCGATCCCAAGCGCAGCGTGCCAGAGCCGACTGCTGCAATGCGGCTGGGCTCACTGGTGCATTGCGCAGTGCTCGAGCCGGACGAGCTGCTGCAACGCTATGGCGTCTGCGGTCCGCGCAACACCAAAGCCGGCAAGGAGCAAGCAGAGCGCATGGCTGCTGATGGCATTGAAGCCGTAACGCAGTCCGACATGGCGCTAGCGCTCAGCATGGCTGCCAGCGTCCGCGTGCACCCTGCTTCTGCAGCACTGCTTGCCCATGGCAAGGCTGAGCAGTCCTTCTGGTGGGATGACGCCGCTACCGGGCTGCGGTGCAAGTGCCGCCCCGACTGGTATGACGGCAGCACTGTGGTTGATCTCAAGACCACTACGGACGCCAGCCCCGCCGGCTTTGCCCGTAGCGTCGCCACCTTCCGCTACCATGTGCAAGCGAGCCATTACCTAGCCGGCTTGCACGGTGCTGAGCGTTTTGTGTTCATTGCCGTTGAGAAAACTGCGCCGTACGCGGTTGCGGTCTACGAGCTTGACGCCGCGGCCTTGGCTGCTGGTGACGAGCTGCGGCAGCATGACATGCGCGTGATCGCCGACTGCCAAGCCACTAAAGAGTGGCCGGGCTACGGCGATCACTGCCAAGCGCTCAGCCTGCCTTCTTGGGCATTAACTGCCAACCCAACTATCACATCCGATGACTTCTAGCATCACGCTCTGGACACCAGAGCAAACGCAGCTGATCTCAACCACCATTGCGCCTGGCTGCAGCAATGACGAGTTGCGGCTGTTTGCCTACGCCTGCCAGCGCACTGGACTGGATCCATTCAGCAAGCAGATCTACGCCATCAAGCGTGGCGGCAAGATGACCATCCAAGCCGGTATTGACGGCTTGCGTGCTATTGCTGAGCGCACCGGCCAGCTCGATGGCTCTGAAACCTACTGGTGCGGTGACGACGGCCAGTGGACTGACGTATGGCTTGGCAGCAAGCCACCTGCTGCTGCTAAGACCATCATCCACCGCAAGGGCAGCCAGCATCCATTTGTTGGCGTCGCACGCTTTGCTGACTACAACGCCGGCCAAGGCTTATGGGCCAAGATGGGTGCCGCAATGATCGCCAAGTGCTCTGAGGCATTGGCATTGCGCAAGGCATTTCCTGCTGACATGTCCGGCGTCTACAGCACTGATGAGATGCAGCAGGCAGAAGTCGAGCCGGTGACAGTGACTGCTGCACCTACACCTGCACTGCCTGCGGGCGACGCCAAGCTGTTCCAAGCCGGCAAGGCTGCTATTGCCAAGGCCGACACGCTGGACAAGCTGCAAGAGGTCGTTGCACGCATGGATAAGCGCAAGCCTGACCTCAGCGATGAGCAGAATCAACAGCTCATGGAGTTAGCGCTAGCCAGAGAGGCTGCTCTAGCACCCGCCACCGAGGATCCGTTTGCTGATGACTGAACCATTCCTCACCACTGATGAGCTAGCAGCACGCTGGGGCATGAAACCAGCAGCCATCAAAAACCAACGTGCACGCGGCATTGGCCCTGCTTACGTCACTGCACCACGCATTGGTCTGCCAGCAGGTACACCGCGCGTTCGCTATCCCCTTGCGCAAGTCTTGGCTTTTGAAGAAGCCAATGGCATCACCCCACTGAACTGAAAATGAGCCTCTACGCAACTGGCATCGTTCGCATCATCACTGACCCGCAACTGCGCGCCTTTGAGTCTGGCACCATGGTTGCCAACTTCGCTGGTGGTATCCAGGAAGGTAAAGACAAAGACGGCAACTGGATCAATAACGCTATTGACTGCGAGATTTGGGGTAAATCCGCCGAGCTGATCGTCGATAAGCTCAAAAAAGGTGACAGCATCCTTGTAACCGGCGCCGTCCGTCGTCAAGAATGGAACGACAAAGAAACCGGTGCCAAGCGCAGCAAGCATGTGCTCAGCATCCAGCGCTTTGAATTTATGCCACGCGGCGCAGCAACCACCAGCGAGGAGACTGTGTTCTGATGAACCAAACCACACTTGATATTGCATTCAAGGAGTGGTGGGAGGCGTCTTACGGGCGCCCTCCCGGCACGCATGCAGTCATGACGCACGTGGCATTTGCCGCGCATATTCTTGAACTTCTGGAGCTAATGCAAGATGATCAATCCCAAAACTGAGCAGCGTCGTGATGATTACCTGCAGTGGCTGTATCAGCAAAGCGGCCGCACCTGCAGCACCTACACCGGCTTATATCAACAGCGCATTGCTGAGCTGATCAAGCGCGATATGGCGGAGGCTTTAGGTGATGAGTGATCTTGTCAACCATCCTCCGCACTACAAGCACAGCGATATTGAGTGCATCCAGGCCATTAAGGCAGCACTCGGCGATGACGGCTTTCGCGCTTACTGCAAAGGTAACGTCATCAAATACCTATGGCGTGCTGAGCACAAAGGCAATGCCGATCAGGATTACGGCAAAGCCGACTGGTATATGCGCAGGTTGCTGCTGCATGTAGATGAGTGATCCGTTTAAGCGCGGCGAGGAAAACTACGCCGCGTTTCTTACAGAAGATCACGTGCGCGAACTGCGCCAGTTGCGTGTTGCCGGCAGCAGCTATAGCCAACTAGCCGAACGCTACGGCATCGACAAGAAACACGCATGGCGCATCTGCCAACGCATTGCATGGGCCTGGCTCGATTAGATCTACACACTTCTCTTTCTCATGACTGACAACAATCATCCGATTACTCCGCCGCCTGAGCTAATGCAGCAGTGGTGGGAAGGCACTCACGGTGCGCTTTACGAGTTTGAAGCAGTTGCCACCCAAGCCGCCCGCTGGGGCGCTGATCAGGAATTGGAGGAGTGCTGTCAGTGGATTGAAAGCGAGTCATGCCTGACCAACTCCGTTATGGCCAAACGGCTCCGCGCTGCCCGCCGCCCCAAGCCGCCGAGTTTGAAGGAGGAGGCACTGGAAACTCTGCTTTCTATGCAGATTCAGCCTTGCGTGATTAACGGCATCAATACCAACGCAGATCTGATGGCAAAGTACGACATTCTCCGCCGCGCTCTTGAATCCCTGCCCGATTAGTCCACCTCACCAACAACCATGTCCGACATCAAGCTTCTCGACAACGGCACCGAGATCATCCGCATCGACAGCCAAGGCTTCCACTACCGGGGTCAGTTCATTGACGATGCAGGTGAAGCACATCGCCTGTTAGTGGAATTTCTGCGCAAGCATCAGCCAGAAGATTCCTGGAAGCACGCCAAGTAGTCAGACCCACTAACCACACGCCAATGACCATCCTCTGCGACTACGAAATCAAAGCGCTATGCACCGACGGCATGGTACCAAACTACGACGAGGCATTGATCAATCCGGCCAGCCTTGATCTGCGGTTAGGCGACACGATCATGATCGAGTCTGCCGAAAACCTCAACATGCGCCCGCTCAGCATTGCAGGACGCACTGCTGACAATCCCTACGAACTCAAGCCTGGGCAGTTCATCCTTGCCCAAACGATTGAAGTGTTCAACATGCCGGAAAACATCGCTGGCTTGTTCTTCCTCAAGTCCAGCCGGGCACGGGAAGGCTACGAAAACCTGCACGCTGGCTACGCGGATCCTGGCTGGCATGGCAGCGTACTGACCCTAGAGCTGAAAAACAGCCGCCAGCTTCTACCTCTGCCGCTGTGGCCTGGCTTGAAGATTGGGCAGATGGTGTTTTTCCGCATGAGCCAGCAGCCAGTGGCTAGCTACGCCGAGGTTGGCCACTACAACTCAGATCTCACGACGACGCCCTCTAAGCAGTTCCTCAGCGGCATCTAGGTGCCACTGCTCTAGACCAGTCCGCAACGCTGCCGATGCCTCCTGCGCAAGCCAGTGGATTTGAGACCGCTGGCTTGCTTCTTGCTCGGCTATCAACAGTGCATATTCCAGCAGTCCACCCCAATCTGCTGCAGCATGTAACGCACGTAGCTGCGCAGCATTGGCGGCACCGTGGAATTGTGCTTCCATTGTATGCACTAACGGATTTTTCATGTCTGACGCTATTGGCGACTACTTAAACAGTATCGCGCGTTATCCACTTCTAACGCCGCAACAAGAGATACAACTTGGCCGCCGCGTCGCAAAGTGGAGAGAATTAAAGGATCTTGAAAGACCTTTAACAACACAAGAACGCCGTGAGCTACGTAGCGGCGAACGCGCAAGGCAAAAGTTCATGCAATCCAACCTTCAACTGGTGGTGCATGTCGCACGCAAGTACAGCAAGCGCAACACGCAAACGCTTGACATGCTGGACTTAATCCAAGAAGGCAACATCGGCCTTGCGCGTGCCGTTGAGCTGTTTGATTACAGCCGCGGTTACAAGTTCAGCACCTATGCCTACTGGTGGATTCGCCAATCCATTGGGCGCGCATTGATTCAATACGACCCAATCATCAGGTTGCCGCTTGGCGTACATGAAATGCTGATTAAGCTAAACAAAACAGCACAGGCATTTGCGCAGGATCACGGACGCACAGCGACCATAGCGGAACTTGCAGCAGTGCTTGATGTAACTCCTAAGGTGATATCTGACACATTGCAACAGGCTTATCGGGTCACAAGCCTTGATAAGCCTGCGCAAGACGAATCATCCAACATCTTGGACATCATCGCCGATCAAAGGCAGTACGACGTTGAATATGATTGGCAGCTTGAAACTGTGCGTGATTATTGCGATGAGCATTTAGATGATCGCACACGTGAAATTATCTATGCCCGTAACAGTCGCAATCCGGTGCCGTGGAATGATCTAGAGAAGCGCATGGGCTTATCACGTGCACGCATGTGCGAAATACAAAGGCGTGGCATAAGCCGCCTTCGTATGCTGATAGGCAACCCGCTGGCAGGCACCCCACTTGGCGCCAACAATACAGAAAGTCGGGAACGTTTGGAGAGTCTGTCTGGCAGGAATGTGTAAAGACCACCAGCAAGAATGGCAAGCTAAGGTGTTCTATCATCAGATGCTTGAATCCAGTGCAGCACAGCAATCTCGCGATCTAGCAAATAAGAATCCTGCTGATTGAACCACTGCTGCCATTCTTCGCTGCCTTTATTTCGATTGCATGGCCTGCAGGCTGGCACAAGATTAGTCGTCACAGTAGCGCCGCCTTTATGGCGCGGCTTGACGTGATCTAACGTGTCAGCCAATTCTCCGCAATAAGCGCATTGATGCTGCCATGCTTCAAAGATCTGCTGCCTGAATTTATGTTTTGCACTGCGTTTTGGGACGAGGTTTGCGCCATCAATGCAGTGATCCACGCAGTGGAGCCAGCTACACCAGCTTAGTAATCCCAACGCACGCGTGGCCTGCCGCGACGCATTCCTAAATGCACGAATCCTTTGGGTGCGCCGTAGCCAAGTGAATACGGCCAGTTAGCGTCGCACCACTCTTGCACGTGGTTGATGTTGACTTCACGGATATAGAAATCAACAGCGCCAACATCAGGTGCATCGTATAGATGCTCGCTGCCACTGGAGCCGCCTACCGCTGCATTGATGGCACGCGGACGGTATCCACTGGTGATGACTACAGGCTTGCCGCCAAACTTGACGCGTGCACGCTCAAGGAATGCGGCTAACTCTGCTGCTGTGTCGAGCTGATATTGATGATCAAACCGCCGTGCCTCTTGGAACAAGGCAAACTCACCAAGCTGTATGTGCGGCGTGATGCGTGCGGTGAATGCACTATTGGGCGACAGCTTGGCGGGATCTTGCTGTTGCTCACCAGTCCACAGTCGACCTTCTGCGCGGCGGCGACGCAGCAATCCTGCCTCTACAGCACTACCTGGGTTGCGGTACAACTCCATCGCTGCTGGCACTGCATTCCAATCCTTGCCGACAAGATGCTTGCTGATGGTTTCAAAGCCAGCGCTTCCATAAAAGCCAGCGCCTAGGTTGTATGCGAATGAAATCAACGCAGACTGCTTGTTAGCAGTCATCTCATTCCAAAACGGCACGCTATTGCGCAGCTTGGCTGCGATGCGCTCAACCTCAAGCGCTAACAACTGATCAGCATCAATCACGGTGATCTTGTCACCGCGTTGCACCTTGCGACCATCTGGGTAGCGCGTGGTGCCATAGCCAATGGTTGCCACCTCCCATCCATGCAGTGGATCAGGGTAAGCGCTGAGATGCACGCCCTCGAACTCTTTAATGAGCTTTATGGCTGAGTCATAATTATGCAGTTTGCCACCAGCCTGCCAAGTCTTATACCACGGTTGATCCTTGCTAAAAACCTGCGGTGCAACCTTTAATAGCTCTGTCTCTAGTTCGGATATGGCAGCCATTTGATGCGGCGTGCCGTGCTTGTAATACTTAAACAGATCGGTCAGTTTTATCATCGCTTTGCAAACGGAGTGATCACACCGGCAAGAATCTCAATAGCCCTATAGATCTTGACTGCTGCTTTGGCGGTGGCACTAAGCGCTGCGTTGTCTTTAGGAGTAGGAGTTAGGTTGACCACAATCAGGGCAACACCATGAACGGCAACTGCCAAGGCAATGTAATCAGCAAGGCGATCCATGGTTAACGGCTCCGCGGTTGTGCCTCTAGCTTAGATACCCTTTGTTCTACGGTATTCAGCCGTGTAAAAGTCTCTTTGCGGTCTTCTTTAATATCAGTGTGGAGCACTTCTAGCTGAGTAGCGATATGTTCCACGGCGCTGGTCAATCGGATCACAGCATCTCGCGCTTCATCATTGCGGCGACTAAAACCCATTGCGCCCATTGCGGCAACGGAGATCGACGCCCCAGCAACAGCAGCGATCAGCTCGATCATGCAAACAGCTTAGCTACCAGCTAGGATTGACGCCTAGACCTTCTTCTGGAGAGTCTGGGCGTTCCCGTAGCGGCCGGCTGCGGGCACCAAGGTGGACACCGCGTGAGGACCCACCACCGGCCAACCACTATTTACCAGGGCACGCCGGCTGCCTTGGTGGGATTGCGCTGCTCATCCAGTTGGCTTTGGAGAGCGGATTCAATCTCGGCGACTTTCTCGTCGCCGCCGAGGGCTTCCTTGACCCAGCCGATCACGGTTTCTTCCGTGAGGTCGGCGTAAGGAATCAGATTCTCGGGGCGTTGGAAGCCGATGCTGCCGTATGCACCGCTGGAGTAGGTGCCGCTGGAGTAGGTGCCGTCGTTGGCATTCACGGTGTAGTGAGCGGTAAACACGAAGCCGTCGTCGGTTTCGCGCTCGAGGGTGTTGATACCCCAAACAAAGTTGGCGGCCATGGTAAAAACCGTGTGCAGTAGCAGGTTAGTAGGGTTGCAACCTGTTGAATAGGCCGGTTGCCCGCCTAGTGAAGGGGACTACTGGGTTTTAAGATTTTCTACTTAAAGAATGGTAATCTTTCCAATTCCAATGGTACGCGTAGCTCCCAGTCTGTTTTTTACAGTAACGTCGTTAGTGTTGGCTGACTTGAAAACGCAAAGCTTTCCGTCAGTGTCACTGGTTGCAAAAATGCTGGAAGGATCCGAAACGATTGTTATGGTTGCTGAGGAATACGTAGCAAACAGTAGGCCGCCTTGCCCAGCAGTTTGGTTTGTAACCATAAGCATAGCGGCATGAGGGAGCGTGATGGTTTGGCTTGCATCA